GGTTCGGTTGCTGTTCTGGGTACGGCTACATCCACTTCTGTCGTTGGTGAAGATAAGCACACGCTGACGGTTCCAGAGACTCCGTTCAACGAACACACGCATGGTGTTGCTCAGTTGATTGCTCCGGCGAACGACGATTATTATCTCGTCAACAAGTCGTGGAGCGGACTCGGTTCGTACCCCACACAGATCCTTCAAGGTGCTGCTGGAAGCGGTGGAGGCGGAGCTGGCCCAAGCATTACGACTGGCGACATTGGAACCACTAGCGCCGACAAGACTGGCAACGATACCCAGAATGCTGTCGGCCACAACAACCTTCCTCCGTTCTACGGCGTTTACTTCATCAAGCGAACGAGCCGAATCTATTACACCAAATGAAGCTAATCGTTCAGGACATTCGCTCGACAATCGCCCGTGTAGTCGGCGTCTGCGTCGATGACCCTCGCGTTTACGACTACATCAATCAGGCGTGCCGACGGCTTCTTCACAAGGGGTTGTGGGCAGGTGCATACGGACGCTTCACCATCCACACGGTTGGCGGGTGCATCACTTGGCCGCGTCATATCGAAACCATCGAGTCCGTCGCTGATTGCTGCGGCGTCGGAACGGTTCGCAATCAATGGTTCGAATTTCAGGAAAGCGGATACGGATTGCTCGGAGAGAACAATGGCGGGTGCGTTGGCAAGCAGCTTGTGGATCGTGGCACCGTGGTTTCTTACCGCGACATGTCCGGCGGGACGAACAGCTTCATCCGAGTCTATCCCGGTGACGCTTCTGACGTTGGCAAGACCATCACCCTGCAAGGTGTCGATCAGAACGGGCAATGGATTCGCACACTGTCTGGCGGCGTGTGGATCGACGGCGAGAAGCTAACCCTCGCTCTTCCGTACGTTCAATCGACCAAGAAGTTCATATCGCTGACCGGCGTCATTCGTCAGGCAACCAACACGTCGAGCCGGTTGTACGAGTACAATGCGACGACCTTGCTGGAGCTTGATCTGGCAGTTTACGACCCTGATGAAACTTTGCCGCAATACCGCCGCAGTTACCTGACGGATCGCTGCAACAACGACGAGGATAAGCCGGTGACGGTTATGGCGAAGATGCGCCACATCAACGCGACGAGCGTCAATGATTACCTCATTCCGCCGAGTCCTGATGCCATCAAGCTGATGGTCATGGCGATTCGCAAGGAGGAGAATGATTTGATTCAGGAAGCAGTGGCCTACGAAGCCAAAGCAGTTCAAGCTGTTCAGGAGCAAACAATGCAATACCTTGGGGACGCAGTCGCAACGATCCGAATGGTCGGCGTCGGATTAAACGGCGGTGGATTCTCCCAATGGTTTTGAACCAAAAAGAATAATTTATGGCACTACCATCATTACCCGCAGGACTGGGTTCTGTACTCGGAGGATCTGGCTTGTCGTCAGTGGGAGGTATTCTTGGCGGTTTGTTTGGAGCTAAAAAGGTCAAGGTTCCAGAGCTAAAGCCGATTGATTTTGCAGGAGAGCAGCGGCAGGCAATTCAGCAGAATATCGCATCGCTTGAGCCTGCAACCGAGTTGGCCACTAAGACAACCGCTGCTGAACAAGGTATTCTTGAGGCGCAGCTTCGTCGTGCGATTCCCGGTTACGATCAGTTGATTCAGCAGGCTGGAAAGAACATCGGATCAGCTTTGCGGGGCGAGGTTTCGCAAGATGTTGCCTCTCAGCTTCAACGATCTTCCGCTGGACGTGCGCTTAGCGGAGGGTATGGCGCTGGTTCGGGTGTTGGCAGGAATCTGTCCGCTCGCGACTTTGGCCTGACATCGATGCAGATCCAGAATCAGGGTCTTGCTCAGGCTCAAAGTTTCATCCAGCAACAGCGTACGGTGGGCATGGCGCAGCCGTTCTCGGTGAGCAGCATGTTCATCACGCCAAATCAGAGGATTGGATTCATGCAACAGCAGCAGCAGGCTCAATACGCTAGAGACATGGCTGCTGCACAAGTTGCCGCTCAACCTTCTGCGATGAATCAAGCATTCGGAAGCGCTATCGGAAACTTTACCGGAACTGTTGGTGGGGCATTGTTCCAGCGGGGATTGGGTCAGATGCGCGGACCGTCAAGCCCATCCTCCTCGTACAATCCTCAGAACGATCCTGAGATTAATCCAAATCTCTATTCACCGACTCCAACGACATCGGATATTACTCCGCTTTCTACGAGTCTATTCCGGGAGTACGGCTCCTCAAACTACGGACTCTAATCTTATGGCCGACCAATCTCTTGAAGCATTTCAGCTAGGCGCAAGCCTCTACGACCGCGCACAGACGCAAAGGCGGATGATGGAGCAATTGCAGGTGCAGACGGCGGATCAGGTGATGCGGCAGAAGCAAGCTGATCTTCAAAACAAGATTCAGTCGAATTCCTATGCTCAGGCGCTACAAGAACAGGATGCTCAGGTTAGTGAATTTGATACTTTTCAAACATTCAATAATGATGTTTCAAACTTCTTAAATAGCCAAGAAGTGGGAGCTAAAATGCCCGCAATGCCTAGATTTAAGTCTAAGACTTTTAATCAAGAAGCAATAAAGGCAATAAGCGGACTTGAGCAGTATTCCGCTCGGGCTGAACTTATTAAACAGCAAGCAAAGACCGCTGCTTTTACGGATCAGCTTGAGGCAACTAGAATTGCTGACGCTCGTAAATACAACGCTTTAACGCGTACTCCTGAAGGAAAATACATCATCGATGATGCGTTGGTTGCAAAGAAACGCATTGAGGAAGAGCAACTTGGAAAATCAGCAAAGCTTGGAAGCATCGCAAGGCTAGGAAGACAAGCCGTGCAAAGCTTAATTGATACTGGTCAAATCCCTCAAGAGATTGCAGCTCAATCTCTTCTTGCCGCAGAAAGTTTCGAAAAATCAAAAACAGGCGCAGTCGGAAAGAATACCGATCTGTTTATTGAAGCTGCTAAGGCTAAGGCAGCAGCTTCTGGCCAAGAGCTTACCCCAGTCAAAGAAGCTGAACTCAGACAGACGTTTATTGGTGGAGGCGGACGGTTGAAGGCGCTTGAAGCCAAGACGGCCACAAAACTAGAGGACGAGTTTGCTGTAATGGAGACTATAGATAGTCTTCAAGATGGAATCTCTGAATTTGAAAAACAATATCCCGGAAAAAAGTTTACAGACTTTCTTGGGGTAATCCCATCCACCGAAGTTAAAATTAGATCGTTAATTGAAACAGAAAAAGATCCTGTCCGAAAAGAAGCGTTGGGTCTTTTGGCTGATTTTGCTGGTGTTGTTAATAGAACAGCCAGAACCACATCTGGATTGAATGTTACTGAAGGTGAAGCAAAGCGAATCACTCAAGAAATTGGTGGTGTTTTCGATAAAAACTCAATAATCAAACTTGATCGTTTCAGGAAACGTATCGAACAAAGTGCGCGTGGAACGATTGGTCGAAACATAGATAAATCTCTTCCTTCATTTTACGAACGATGGTCTACGACTCCAGTTGGAACTAGAACTACCGCTGCGTATTCGGCTCCGGGAGTTTCGTTTCAATCTTCGACGCAATCTACAGATTCGATGAGCAACGAAGACATCGCAAGATTGCTCCAGCAGTTGCAGCAAAAAGAATCACAGCAATAATTTATGCCACTTTCACCTGAAGAGAAGCAGTTGTTTGAGCGGCTAAAATCTGAGGCTTCCAAGAGGGGGATTCAGTTGCCGTCACAAGGGCCAGCCACTATTGGCGAGATGCGTCGTCGCGAGGAGCAGGGGATGGTTTCTGCGTTGCCTCCTGAGCAGGTTCAAGCTGCTATCGGATCGACTGATCAGTTGAATCAGGCGGTTGATGATGCTGGTAAAGTTGGAATGATGGAGCGTTTTGTTGGCTCGTTCGCTGGAATGGCCGAACCGTCAGGGCAAGTAGCTCCATTTGTTAGTGGAACAGAAGCGAGAATTGCTCCTTCTGGAAAGTTTACTCCGTTAGGTGCCGCTGAAGCTCGCGGTTCATTGGAAGGGTTTGCCAAAGGTGCTGAACTAATTCCGCCTGCGGTTGCTGGATTAATGACTGCTGGTCTTGGAACTATTCCAACTGCATTGGCAATGGGGACAGCAGGAGCGACTGGTCAGGCTGTCAAACAAGCGATAGAGGTCCAGTCTGGACAAAAAGACAAATTTAAACTCGGTGAAGTTTTAAAGTCTGGAGTAATATCAGCTACACCCGGACTTGGGCCAATTCAAGGAGCTGCTGGACCTTTATTTGCTGGTCTTTACCAAGCTGGAAAACAATCTGTTTTAAACGCGTCAACAGCAGCGTTTGGCGAGGCAATTCAAAAATACATCGATGAGGGTCGAATTCCTACTTGGGAGGAGATTGGAAAAGAAATTAAACTTCCTGCACTTTTTGGAGGCGCTACTGGTTTTACTGGCGGCGCACTGGGGCGTGGACAACAACTATTAACTACAGAGCAACAGGTTGCACAACAAGGACGGGAAGCTGGTCGTAGAATTGAGCAGCAAGTTGGAGCCGAGTCCGCTCCTTTAACTGGCGCACAACAGACCGGAATAAATATTCCGGGTCAATTTGGAACTGGTTCTAGCGGTTTGGCTGCTCAACAAAATCTTGTTCAGAGAATTAGAAATGTTCTAAATCTCAACCCGCAACAAGAACAAGATGTTGGCCGAGCTGTTCAGCAAGAACTGGGTGCCGCAGAAGACATTTCAAGACAGGCTTTAAGTCAGCAGATTCAAGCTGGTCAAGCGGCTGCACAAGGACAAGTCGAAGGAGTTGTTCAGTCAATAATTCCAAACGCTCGAAGAGCAGCTTCATCTGAAGCATCAGCAAGCAATGCTTTAAATGCTGTTCGTCAAGAAGACCAAAGATTAGGAGGTCTTGTTGACAATGCGTACAACACGATGAGAACTAGGCTGACCACCTTGCTAGGCGGTCGGCCAGAACCTCGTGTTGCTCCGACTCCAGCTTTGGGCCAGAGAATTGACGATCTTTTGTCAACTCTGGCAACAGAACAAGTTACTACAACCACTCCTTCTTTGATAATTGGTGGTCAGCCCACTGTTACGGTTGAAAATATTCCTTCTCAGTTTTTCAATGAAGCAACTAGACGCGCACAGTCTTTGCGTGAGGTAGCTCGGAGTCCTCAAACAATGGAGGGTTTGGTTGGGCTTCGCCAGTCAGTTGATGGACTTGTCAATTACTTCAACGAATTTGCTCCCGGCCTCGGTCAACGTCAGCTTCGCCAATTGCGTTCTGCATTAAAATCAGAAGAGCTTACCGCTGCTCGAAGGCTTGGAGTAGAAAACGAATTAGTTGCCGCTCAAAACTTAGCCGAACAACGGTTTACTGTTTTGCAGGACAATCCTATAATTCGCAAAGCGGTTTCTGCTGCTGGTGAAGGTGGATTTCAAAACGCAGAGGCATTTTATTTACAGCTTTCTTCTCAACCTGAAGCTGTAGCATCAATTAATAATCTTTTATCAAACACTGCTCAGGGTCGAATTCAGTTAAGTCAAATTCGCAGGGGGCTATTTGATTATTTGCGTTCTGAAAATCCAATTCAAATTGCAGGTCAGCAGTTCGAAGATGCTGCGCCAATTTTAAACGGGTTCAGAAATCTTCCTCAATCAACCCAAGCGTTCATTGCTGGAAACGCCCAAAATGCAAATCGTTTGCGTTCTATTCTTGAGGATGCAAATCGGGTTCAAAATTCTGGCCGATCAATTCCGCTAAGTGGAGGAATCTCTCGGGAGGCGTTGAACGAGATAACCGACAATCTTGGAAATATAAACTCCCAAAGATTGAGAGCGATTGTCGCTGGAGACGCTCGCGCTGCAAGGGCGCGATCAGAAGAGTTTTTCAACAACACTACAGCAGAAGTTCAAAACAATCGCTTGAATCCAGATGTGGACCCTAGCCAGTTTGTTCGGGACTTTTTGTTCAGGTCAAACAATCCGCAAGTTGTTCGAGATGCGCTGGATCAGCTTTCTATTCCAACTAGGCAAGCTACACGGCGTGACGCTGCGGTTGCTTTGCTAAATCATGTTTCCGAAACATCCCCCCGGAATGCGAGGACTGGTGTGCCAAATGTGGAAGACATTCTCCGCAACCCTAATCAAATGCAGATTATCCGAGAGACGCTTGATCCTGCGGATTTTAACATGATCAACGATTACATGATTTGGACTCGTGCCAGAAATTTAACACGAGAAGGTCGCGCACTTCAACCAAACCAACTTGCTGATGCGGTTAAGCAAGTTTCGCAAGCAAGGCTGATAATTGACAATTTGGTCGGAAATCCAACGGCTCAAAATTTCTTGGCTTCTGTCTCTCGCGTTCCACGATTTATTGGAGGTTTGAAACCAAATCTTACGGCCCAGCAGGCGCAAACGCTTGCAAAAAACGCCAATGTTCCGCTCCAAAATTTATACAGGACATGGGACGAATTAAAACAAAAGTCTGACGATACTCGCAGCAGTCTTCCTGAAGAAAAACGTCAGATTTTCGACGAGACTTTGGCGATTCCTAACAGGCCCCAATGAAAACCTCACTCTCCAAGAAAGGTAATACCTATCAGGGCAAGAAGGTGACGCTGAACAAGCCCTTCTACACGCCGGGTGAGCGGAAGAAGAGCGCGGTGTACGTTAAGAATCCGGCGGACAAGGTCGTCATCGTTCGCTTCGGCGATCCTGATATGAAGATCAAGAAGTCGAATCCTGAGCGTCGTAAGAATTTCCGTGCGCGGCATAACTGCGATACGGCAACCGATAAGACGACTCCTCGGCACTGGAGTTGCAAAGCATGGTAATTTTATGGACAAGATGAAACTTG